CCAAAGCCAAGCTAAATACCCCAACAAACTGAGGGGCAGAAGGTATGTACTGATCTTTCCACTCAACTGCTTCATAGATAGTTATACATTCACTCCCATCTTGCCCTCTTTCATGTCCGATGACACGTTCCAGTTTCTTTTCGTTACGAAAGTCTCCTACTCTTTGGTCATTTTTCCCAGGGCAGGGAGGAAAATCTGGTGGGGGTGGGTCAGGTGGTGGAGGAATCTTTGGCTGCTCTGTTTCTGGTAAGGGCGGTGGTTCATTGTTAACAGGTGCTTGTTCTGTAATGACAAGATTCTCAGGTGTATAGTCAAGAGGTACAAAACTAGGGAATGGAAAATCACACGTTGTAAATACACCATTTGGATCTTCTAATAATAAATTACGATTACCAGTATTTTTTATATCACGATGCTGATAAGTACAACCAGGAACATCAATATCTGGCGGTTTTGCAATATTTAAATAGTGAGGATTATAGGGTTCTGGAACGCTCGGAATGTATATCTCAGGAATACTTATATCAGGTATATCAATCGTAGGCATTTCTAGGAAGGTAAACCTCTACAAAAGAATGGCATTTTGGACAAGAAAGATTAGTTATCATGCTATATTCTCCAGATCTTAATGGATAATCTTCTTCATCTAAACTATGATCTCCACCCCAAATTAATTCTGTTTTGCAGTGCCAGCAATTCATTGCTCCCACTTACCTTTTGTTTCCCATTCTATATGTTCTTTACTTTTTCTTTCAATATAATTCCAAAACCATTTTGAATCATCACTCATACTATTACTTATTGGCATAGATGGACCTGTTACTTTAGGTAATCCTTGATCTAATAATTTAGGCATCATACCTTGTACATTATCAAGAATTTCATTCATAACTCTTGATTTGAATTGTTCTGATGTTACATATTTATATGTAAAGTACGTTCCACCACTCATGGAAGCTACCATTACAAATGAGATGATACTCAAACAATTTGCGATTTTTTGGAACATTTTTCTATGTGGAAAGAAGCATTTTTAAAAGCTTTAGCACCTATTTCTTTGATGGTGCTTTTTCTGATTCTTGGGTTAGCTCCACTGTACCTGATGGCTGGTTTACTGACTCGTTCTTTTTCAACAACAACTCCCCAAACTGAATACCGCCCTGTAAAACGTTAATATTAACAACTGATTCATCGTAAACTTTTTTTGCATGATCTCTTGTTTTAACTTGTTTATCAAGTTCTTCTTTCCATTCAAGGATTTGTTTTTCAGTAATAGCTTCCATAAAATTATTGTTTTATTAATTATATATTAGCTATCCGCAAAGACAACAGCACAAAAAATTATAGGGTCATAGGCTGCCTGTGCCATAACATTACTATTAATTATTCTAAATCCACTTGAACTATATCCACTAGAACCTGTCATCCTAATCATTTCTCTTGCTGCACCTGATGTTTGATGGTTAGTCGTAGATTTGAAAGCTAAAGCAACTGCATAATTAGCATCTGCCATATTGGTTGAGAAGTTACAGGTATAGTCTCCAGATCCATGATCTGTAATACTACTGATGTTGTAACTATCACGAATACTAACTGTTCCCTGTCCGTTGAAGTTTACCCAACCACTACAAGCATTTTCTCCAAAATAAGCCATTATGATACCTCCGTTAAATTAAATTTATATTTTTTGCCATTTCGTCTGTTAATCAAGAAAAGCGATTCCGCACCTTCTTGAATAGTATAACTTCCCCAAGTTCCATCAATATCATTTGATCCGCCTTCGTTAGATAAGTTAAGGTCATTAGTGTAGATGTTTCTTATTCTGTTAGACGTTCCACCTAAATCAAGAGAGTTATTTGGTCCTGGGATAAAATGTCCACTAGAGGTTATAAACCAATTATCGGTTCCGTTACTACGTCTAAATATGATTCCATTACTACCACCTTGTATATACATATAATTATTATGACCTTGTATTTTTGTTGCTTCTCCTGTCCAAGTCCCGTGTGAAAACCTAATATCACTACCACCTCCAATAGTTACAGCACCAGCACCACCAGTAAAATTTGAATCATCGTGAAATTCAGCAGTGGTATTTCGCAATGAAACCATAGTACCACCATCACTTCCTCTGAGATCTATACCGTCAGTACCACCTTGTATATATAATCTATTGATATGTTGTTGTATTTTACAACTTTCACCTGTCCAGTTACCACTTGCAAATCTTATATCACTATTAGCATTAACAGCTACAGCACCAGCACCGCCAGAAAATCCAACATCTCCTGTAAATGTACCACCTGTTGAGGCTACTCCAGCAGTTGCACCGTCAGCTACGTTTAAAAATGATCTAACAGCAGCAGCATCACCGTGTCTTATAAAATTATCATTGCCTGTTTCCACCATTACTTTCGTAACACCAGAACTTACATCATTTGCTGTTGTATTAAAGTAACTTGCATAAATATATCCATTATTATTTCTTAGAACAACTGTGTTACTACTTGCAGATGCGTTACTGTCTCTACCATCTAAAGTGTCAGCGTCTAGTCCAGATCCAGAACCGTCATTTCCAGCGTGCCAAACCTCATTGCCGTTATAAGTTAAATCGCCAGTACCTTCAAGTAAAGTTGAGTAACTACTGTGTCCTAATCTTAAACTACCTCCATCATTTCTAATTGTGTAAGTGTTAACTCCTCCATCTGCTGATCTCGTTGAACCATTAACAAAATGAACTGCTTTATTACCACCATCATTGGCAATACCAAAAGCGTAATTATAACTTCCAGACCCACTTATACCGCTAAAATTTATTTTTGAATTACCAGATGTATTACTAAAAGTTAATTGGCTGTTAGAGGTATCGTTAGCATCAGATCTTAAAAATGAGCTTGAATCTATACTGTCTAAAGTTGCTGCATCGACATTAGTTAATGAAGCACCAGAACCGCTAAAAGTTGTAGCTGTTAAAGTTCCAGAAAAATTACCAGTGACGGAAAAGAAATTAGCAAAACGCTTACTTGATGTTCCTAATCCGTAAGTGTCATTAGCGTCAGGTGATAAACGACCTATAATAGTTGCTCCATCATTTGTAGTCTTAAACTTTTCAGTACCTTGATAGAACAGGGCAACTTTTCCGTTATTGTTAAGCTGAATACCGTCTCTAGCTGAATCAGCTTTTATGTATAAAGCACCTGTATCATTAACGATATACGAGTCCGATCCATCATGGTACAAGGATAAATCTCCATCTGCTCCGAGTCTAATTCTGTCATCATTTGCACCAGAACTATCTCCAAGAAATAATCTTCCATATATAGTCACTCCGTTTGTATCTGTGGCAATTTTTCTTGACCCATTAAAATAAAGTTCAACGGAGGAATTTTCAAAAAATCTTGCTAAAAATTCAGTTGATGTAGTATCTATAAAATCAATTTGATTACTTTTAAGAACTAAAGCTCCTGTTCCCTCATCTGCAATTACGCTATTATTTGAGTCGTGATACAGTTGTAAATCTTCATCATCACCAAGACGTATTCTTTCACCATCTCCAACCCTTAAACCATCAGAATATAGCTCTCCTGTTACTTTAGCTCCACCACTAATTGTCTCAAATTTTTTACTATTGTCGTGGTATAGCTCTACTGCTCCATCATTTATAAACGAAGCCATATTTTCTCCTCCAGTAGTATTCTGTATGTTAACTTGAGATCCCTGTATTAATAATCCACCAGTACCAGCATCTCTAATATGAGATTGACTGCCTGTATGGAAAATTTGTAAGTCATCACCAGTTCCAATCTTTATTCTGTTATTACCAGCACCACTAGAATCAGATAAATCAAGATTTCCTGTTGTTACTATATCTTGCGATCCAAAGTCAGGAGAAATCTTCGATCCAGCTATCGCTGCATCTGAAGCTACTTTTGCATTATTAACAACTCCATTATCAATAGTAAAAGTCGCACCGCTATTGCTGACAGTTATATCGCCTTTATCTCCATCATCTATACCACCACCACCTGTTATTTCGGTAACATTTCCATTATCTCTTTTGGTAAATAATTTACCGTTGTCTGTTCTTATGGCTACTTCTCCAACAGCTAGATCGCTTGTTCCTGGATCGCTACCAGAACCTCTTTTTAGTCTTATTTGATTTGACATGAGCTATTACCTCCAAAAGATTCAATAGCTACCACCATCTATATTGAAACTTGATACACTTTCGTTTTCAAGGAATGTAACAAGGTCAGACAGGGCAACCTGTTTCATAGTTCCATTATCATTACAAACGAATCTATCTGCTGCTGCAAGGGTTGTTGATGTTGCAGATGTACTTCCATCGGTACAGGTATTTAACTCATTGGTCGTTGAATTTAATCCGTCTAACAAATTCAATTCTGTTGCTGTAGCAGTGACGCTTGTTAACTTATTAACTGGTAATGTTCCTGTTATAGAACTAGCAGCAAGATCAAGAGCTATTTCAGCAGACTCTATAACCAATCCACCATTAGCTTTTAAATCAACAGATATAGTGTTACCAGATTTTTGTAATCCATCTGCTGTAGTAATTTGACCAGCACCAGAAAACTGAGCAAAAGTTAGATTATTTGTACCTGTAACTGCTGATCCTTTATTGCTAGTACAGACAAAGCCGTTATCCGCATTAACAGTTCCCTGTTCTACGAAGGTGAACATTCCTGCTGCATCTGAACCAGCAGCTAAATCATCTGCTCTAGCTGGTGACGATCCAACAACATAAATACCGTTTTGAGATGCAGTAGATTGATCTTTAACAAGAACACGATCATTAGTTGCAAGAGTAACACCGTCTATTGTATCTCCATTATTTAATGCTGTTGATATTGTTATGTTTCCTGTGGTAGCTGCCACACAAGAACCTTTAATATCAAGACCTTGTGAAGTAGCTTCAACAAAACCCTTAGTTGCAGCATCTTGAGCGTTTACTGGATCGGCTACGTTTGTAATATTCTGTGAGTTAAATGAAACTGAACCTGTAGGTGCAGCCATTTGATCTAATCTATTTGTTCTTACACCAGTATCGAAGTCGCTGACCTTAGTATGCAGAAGCGAAGGTACGTCTGCTGCTACCATCGCCCTAAATGTTGCAGCACCATTACTACCATTTGGTGCAGCTAGGAATGTATTTTGTGTTCTACTCGTAAATAAATCTGCAAAGCTACCAGAACCACCAATGGGTTCAATGGTTGTAGCTGACCCACCTGATCCGCCCGTTCCAATACCGATAAATAGTTTCTTATTGCCTTCAGCAAACGCTAATTCAGCATTTTCTAAAGTACCTGGTGCGGAAGAACCTGTTGATCTTTTAATCCTAATTGTGTTAGCCATTTTCAGTAATTTCCTCCATCGACTAAGTTTTCTACAGTACGAGTAGCATCTGCTTTAAATGTACCACTTGCTTGGTGAAAAAACACTACTGAATTATTCACTTTAGCAGAATCATTCATAATGGTTCCAGTTGTACTAAACTGTGGGCCTTGTGGACCTTGAGTTGCAACAGTAACGACAGTACTATCACCTTCATTTACTGTAACAGTATTTTTAGTAGTAGTGATGTTAACTGAAGTCATGCTGTATAACCCTCTGATACAAATATAGTACCTTCTAAATAATATTCTTTCAAACCAGCACCGTTTGTAAGTAATACGTCATACTTTAAAACATCAGGACTAAAAGTTGCTGTTTGTGTATCAGTTAAAGCAATATCAACCGTTCCAGTCACTCTGTTTGTATAAGTTATACCAAAATCAGCGTATTTTGTAGTTCGTGTCTCTTCCCATACTTGTGCTTCTACTGTAAATCCAGTTAAATTTATTGCATCATTATTAGAATCTTTAAAAACAAGCTGAATATTATGATCCGATCTTCTTTGGACCGTCATATTGTATGTTCCAGGAGAAATTGCCATTAGCTATAAGGAGATTCACCAAGAATTGCTGTATTCCATTGAGCTTTTAACTGATCCGTTGTAGTTGCTGCATCAATAGCAGAATCAGCAGGAGCATCTCTTAATGCTTGTTTCTTCGCAACAATAGCGGTTGTATCTGCACCTGTTTCTTGTGCTCTATTAAATTCAACATCAAGATCAGGAAACTTTAAAGATCTTGCACCTCTAATGTTGTTTTTATGTAATTCTTTGGCTTTCGCCATGTCTACTCCAAATCCCATAATTAATTAAGGTGTGTAAGTCCAAGCATTACGAAAACTTCGATCTGTTGGAATCTCAGTTGTATCAATTATATAAGAAGTTAATCCATCTGGTACATCTTTAGCTTGTATTTCTTCAACAGTTAAACCACATTTATCAGAAGGACAGATGATAGCAATACTCCCATCTTCTTCAATATAAACAATTCTTTTATCTGAATTAGCCATAACTTTTTTCTTTTAGTATATCTTAGCTACAATTAATCGCCAAGAACAATAGCACAAAAAGTCTTAGGATCACTAGCTGACTGAACGCTAACATTACTGTTGCATATTCGGAAACCACTGGTATTGTACTGTCTGTTATTAGCTTGAATTAAAGGTCTACCTGCTGTAGATAGTGCATTATTATTTGATTCCGTAGTCAATGCAACTGAATAATTGCTATTTGCAACAGCACCACTTTCAAGGTTTACAGTATATTGTCCAGCAGCGTGATCCGTAATACTTGTAACATTGTAATCATCTCTTATTGAAACTGTTCCAGTTCCATTAAAGTTTACCCATGCTTTTGCTCTTCCTTGTTGTATTTGGGCAGGAGTAGAACCATTATTTCCAGAGGCATCTTGAAGGTTTGTTGGTCTTAAGTTTGTTGATGTTAATGTCGTTAATCCTGCAATAGTTGTAGCTGTTCCTCCTAATGATATTGACGTACTTCCTACTGTTACCGATCCAGTTGACGATGTAAAGCTTAGAACTCCGCTTCCGTTTGTTGTCAAAAATTGTCCATTACTACCATCTGCTGTTGGCAAAGTAAGAGTAAAGCTACTACCTATAGTTGAAGCTGCTTTTAATCCAATATAGTGTGAACTATCATTATCTCCGAATCTAATTTCATTTTGTGTTCTAAGAGTAATTCCATTAGCATCAAATACCAGTTGCTCTGTACCCGAAGAACTGAAACCCATGATATTTGAGGTTTTTCTAAATAAACCTAAATCTGTATCCGTATCAAACGATATAGCTGGTGCGGAAGCATTACTTGAATCATCAGCTAAAAACTGACCTGTCATTGGTGCAGAAGTGCCACCTGATCTCGGTAATAAACCTAAATTTTCTGTATCTATATTTCCAATAGTTGTAAAACTAAGATTATTAGATTTTCTAACTTTTAATTCATTTGTTGATGTGTTAAGGAACGTCATTCCAGCTACACATTTACTCTGAGCTAAGTCTGAAGATTCTGAATTATTTGACTGAATTGCAGCAAAAACAGCGTTTAAATCAATTCGGACATTTGCTCCTGAGTTATCTTCAATATTGTAATTTGCAACACTAGACATAACTAATAATTACTTTTCTCCATATTACCCTCCTTTGCCGAAACCAACAGCACTGTAGGTAAAGTTCCTATTAATACTAGCATTACTTGAGTTTTTAAAATGCACTGTAAAGCCAGTTCCAGATATATTGCTGAGTTCAAAAAAATCACCTGTTGCCATATTTTGTGGAGAAATATTAACAGAAGGTAAGAAGTTATTTAAGTTGCCAAGTGCAGACGTTCCAACAAAGAATGGTGCTGCGAATGTTACTGCTTTAGCACCGCTACCAGACGCTATAACAGCAGATTGCTCAGTTCTTGAAGGTAAAGTAGCTGAATAACCTAATTGTTGTAAGTTTATGTTTTGTGCAGTATCAGATGTACTTAATGTTGCTCTAAACTGAAAACCTCTACCTTTAAATGTTCCGTTGGCAAAATCGTTGAAATCTGAGTAAGAACTCATATCAGTAGAAGTTCTTACAGATAATTTTGCGTTAGCGTCTGGTGCTTCTGTTCCATCAAAATTTACCCAAGTATCTATATTATCTGTTCTGTTATCAAATAAATCTCCTGTATAAAAACCAACTCCTTGAAAATGTCTTTTTAGAGTTAGAGAAAATACACCACCTAAATCTAAAGTAGTAGCAAAATCATAAGTACCAGTTGCATTATTAACTGGATTTGTAAGAATCAAACCTCCCTTTGAACTGCTGTACTGAGTATTAGTAAACAAACTACTTGTTGTGTTATTGAAAGGTGGACTATCGTTATCTTCTCTATCAGTTTTAACAGTAATCGAATCAAGAATATCAACTAAAGATAAACTAACTTTTGCTGGTGTCTGGCTAAATTGACCCGTATCGTCTTGAAATTTAAGGAGATAAGTCCCTGGAAGAGCAGGACAAATTACTTCGTTTGAGCTTCCAGCAACAGCTTCAATAACATCTTGAGCAGACTGAAATGTTGCACTTGCAAAAGCTAAATTTGAATGTCTAACGTAAACTCGACCACCATGTAAAACATCAACAGAAGTGGATTGGTCAAATCTTAGCCTGATAAACTGTTCATTGATCGGTTCAATAGTTAAGTTAGTCACATTATCAGGCACTCCTGATTTACCTATTGTTGTTATCGTTCCGACTAGGGCATCTGCTGATAATTTTCCAGAGGCATTGTAAGAATAAACTTCAACTTCAACACTTCCTTTTTCAGTGTCCATAAGTTCAAAATCATTACTAAATACCTCTTGAGTTATGAAATTATCTGTATTACCAGCCTCAGTTGTTATGCGATAGTTCAACTGGTACGAAGATGCACCTTGAGGACTTTCATAAACAGTTCCATCATCAGCATTTAATGTTTTTGTAGGTTCTTTCCAACTAATAATTAATTTACTTCTTGCAACACCGTTAATTACGATTGTTTTTTCTTCGCTAGTTAAGTTACTTGGTGGACCTAATGGTTCATTCAATAAAGATATTTTTCTTTCTGGTAATGGAGTTCCATCTTCAATAAAAGCATATTTACCTTCTACATAAGTTAACGCAGTAATAGCATAATTAATCCCATCTTCTTCTGTAACTTGTATTACCCTAAATAATTGAGTTGCAAGTGATGTGCTAGATATTAAATAGGGAGAGTTGGTATTTGGTACTGCTGAAAAAGTAGATTGAGTTATTACATTCTGGTCATTATCCGTTCTTTTTACACTATTAACAGTAATAACTGCTCCACTAATATTTGATATTGTTCCTACTTCAACCGTTCCATCTGGAAGAATAACACTGATTGTCGGAGAATCATTTAAAGAGGGTAATGTGGTCTGTGCTACAGCATCTATCGTTATAGCTGAAGTTGTTGCTGATACGACACGCCCACCTCTTCTAGCTCCTGCTCTTACTGGATCGTTTATTTCAATAACAGCACCAGGTCTAACTAACAAGCCAGAATCTATAGAAGTGGTAAATGTAACTGTTTCGCTTTCATTTTGTTCAGCAAAGAGTATTGCTCTCGCTAATCTTTTTGCTTGATTACGAGAAGTACAGGCAAATGCTTTTACTTTTTTTACTATTGTTCCTAACTTAGCTATAGCTGCTGTATCTTCATACACTTCAAAATCTACTTCTCTAGAATCCATATTGAAGTAGCTTACTGATATAACCGAATGACGTTGTTTTAAACTACTACCTTGATAATTAAAACCTGACTCTCCTACATTGGCTAAACTAAATAAATAACTTGCAGTAGTTGGGCGATCTTGTGAAATATTGATAGTTCCAGCAGAGTAAATTGGCATACATCTCATTACACCTGATAGTTCGCTTATTGCTGCAAATGCTTCTTTAGGAGTTTGAATGTTTACATTACAGCTAAATCTAGCTTCTTCGGTTCCCGATCCAGAGCCATCATCAACTAATTCGTTCGCATATTTAGAAGCTGCAAAGAAGCTGAAAAGGTCAACATTAGAAAAAGTAGTTGAGTCACTTGTTTGATCTGAAGCAATATGATTTCCGAGACCATAGCGTTTTGTAATTAAAAGGTCGAGTAATATAAAAGCAGGGCACGTTGTCCAGACAGCAGCTTGCATCGTTCCATTAAAAATATAGCCAGTTGGATATTCTATTCTTCCTGTTGCACTGTCTATACTTGGAGTTCCAGAGTTATTTGCACCTGCTCCTGGTATTCTTACTTTTATTCCTCTTATACGAAAAGTTCTAGTAGGAACAGAGTTAAAAATTTTACTGTCAATTCTTAAAGCTGTATAAGCACTGTTCGGATAAGTTGAATCATTATCTATAACTTCTTGAATAAAAGAAAATTTAAACTCATCTCTTAAAAATCCAGCAGGGTCAGCATCATCAGTAACTCTTTCAACTTTTACATTTACTGGAAAGTTACCATCTAACTCAATTCTATGATCTCTTGAATATGAATCAGCAGTTCTTCCAACAACTGATGTGTTTATTTTTTCTTGATAAGCTCCACCACTATATTGAATAGAAATTTTATATTGTACGGTAGATCCATGAATATTTCCTTGATCGTCAGATCTTTGAATTTGTGCCCAAGTTAAAGTAACGATTACAGCATCAATACTAGAATCAGTTAATTGTTTTATTACAGGAGCAGAAGTAGTAACATCTGCGGTACTAACGGCAACTGGTCTACGAGTTTCAGTAGGTATTCCTGTTAATTTGGTTTGATTGGCAGTACCAAAACGTGTTTTAAAAGTAACATCTTGAAAATTAAAATCCGAACTGGTAGGACTGGTATTGCTTGCATTTGCATTTAAAACAGGAGTGTTATTTAAAAATACATCTTTTAAAGCAGCATTATTATATGCAGTAGATGTTTTATCAGTGATTCCTACTTTTGAAGGAGTAGCAAATCCCTCTATTTCTCCTTCAGAAATTAAATCTTGAACAGTAGCAAACTGTCTACTATGTAAAGTATCTGGAGCACGAAATGGTTTAGGAGGAGGAGGAGGGCCACCTGCACCTCTAATAATTTTACGATTCTTTGTCATGCTTCTACCTCTATCTGGTTAGTGTCGATTGCTGCACTTATTACAACACTTCCTGTAAAAATTTCACCATAAACTATTGGAACGGGAGTACCTGCTCTTGATGTATTTTGAAGACCACTAAAACTAAAAGATAATTTCGGATCTTCTTCAGAATCAAAACCATTATCTTTAGGTAATGGAAATAATAATTCACTTACACCTTGCAAAAGTAATGCACCTCCAATTCCAATAGCAGCTTTAAAACCAAACCCTGCTCCTGCAAGAGAAGCTCCAAAACCTTTTCCAAATACTAAAGGAGATCCAGGGACTAAAAATGCTCCAGCAATTAAAGCAGCACCTAATAATATTTTTCCAAAACCTCTACCAGCACCACTAATCGCTGGAATAAAATGTATATCTTCCTGTCCTACGGGATATGCTAATTCACTTTCATCAATGTCATAATTACCAACTTTTACCTGATAATATTTAGGACTCATAAAACGTTCTACTTCTGGAAAATTATGTATTAAAAAACTTACTGCCTGAGAAACACTATTTACTTTTATCTCGAACTCTTTATGTCCGATAAATTCTGCTAATTGTCCATATAGCTTTAATTTACGAAGCATAGCGATACCTCTTTCCTGTACATTTTAGCAACCATTCAGAGTAAGGCTCTCTACAAGATAGTCTATCGGTTAAATGATGAATAACATCTCCTTCAAAAAATAATGCTACATGATTTAAAGTTGGATGCATTATTGACATTAGCAAAACATCTCCATTTTTTAATTTTTCATCATTTCTAAGTTCTCTAAATCCAGTCCTCCATGCACAACTTTCAAATAATGGTTTTTCAAGAAATTCTTGAGGTGTTGTTGGTCTATCCCAATCTTTAAGTTCAATATTTCTTTCTTCTTTATACCAGTCTCTAACCAAACTCCAACAGTCAGTTACACCCCAAACCCATTGCCTTCCAAGTAAAGGTGCTTTATATCCTGTAGGCTCAAGATAAGCCCATTGTTTTGTTTGAGGATTAACAATATACCACGGTAAACCACTATCTTCACAGCTAACTTTATCAGCTTGACTAGGTGTTGGAGGATTTATTGGGTGGCTATGAAATACTGCTATAATTTCTCCTTTGTTATCTGCTTTAACATAATCTTCTGGATCGAGAATAAAACATTGATGATCTGTTATTGCAAGATTACGACAGGGATAGTATCTTTGTTTACCTTTAATATTTAAAACTAATCCTACTGCTTCTTTAGGATTTTGGTCTTTCGCATGAACCAATGCGTCATCTTGCCAACTCATTGTGAAAACGTACCAATCCCAGGAAATTCAGTACGAGTGCATTGTCTCTTTGGTATTCTTACTCCTGCAAGGTCAGTAGGTGCAGCAAGTTCAAATTCAACAACCTCTCTGTTTTCTCCTGATTTACGATCTATAGAATATATTTCTCTAGGAAATTCAGCAGTTGGGTCAGCAGTTGGATTTTGTCCATCTGCAAAATTATCAGCATCAATAAACTTAGCTAATGTTCTGATTCTTGTAACTTTTGCTCCCGTTAAATCATTTCCCGTTGTTGTTTCATTAACAGTTAATAATATTGATGAAATTAATCCTGTCGCATTGCTTACTATAAGTTTTGGTCTAGGTAACTGCCCTTTTTGAAAAGCAAAACCTGTTGCTTGTATAGGAAACCTAAAATATTCAACTGCTTGCCATTTTATTTTATTATTAGCATTTAAATTACTACCAGAATGAAAATAGTAAGTAGTAGTAGCACCGTGTAATGAGTTATCTAATTGCAAAGTAAATAATTCAATAATTGCTGATGGATTTATTGATTGAATATCACTAAATGTACTACTGAACGAAACATATCTAACATTATTATCATAAACTGTTTCACCTATTATACTTGTCCAATTTGGTTCGCTACTTCCTGTAGCTCCACCTTGAGTAACTCTAAAAAATAAACCATCTTTTCTTCTTGTTACTGTAGGAGCAATAACATCATTAACACTTAAATTAGCGTTAGGAGACCAAACAGTTGTCATTATGAAGCAGGTTCAAATACTTGTCTAAAGGTAGTTTGAATTGATGCTCTATTATTATATGGAATTGATTTGCTCCAGTTTTCGCAAACAAATTCAGAAGATGAACTTTCTCCAGGTGGTGTAAAAGTAAAACTATCACTATCATTTGCTCTTGCGTCTAAAAATGTTTCTATAGTATCTGCATCTGTTTCTGAAACATTAAATGTAAATTGAAAAACTTTTGGATTTTGATGCTGTGCTAATCCAAATAAAATCCTATGCTCATAACCATCAGCAAAACGAACTATTCTAGTATTTGGTGCAGATCTCTTTTGTTGTCCGTATGTTGGTGTAATTGACGGAAAAGTAGCCATTATGCAAGTAATCCTCCTGGTCTTTGTTGTTGTATTATTTCAGATTGTACCGCAACTGATATAAGTCGACCAAGTTCTCTTCCTTGTGCTTCATCTCCTTCAACAGAAGAACCAGAAGCATCTACATTTACGACAATATTTGTTGAACCTCCTCCTAATTCATGGTTCGGAGTAACTCTACCTGTAACTCCTGGGGTAAATAATTCTGGACCACGTTCTCCAACAATATAAGATTTATTAGGCTTAGTAACACCACCATCTGCAAAAAATCCACCAATACCAGGGATTGCTCTCAAGAAAGAAGTTGCAGCAAAATCTATAAGTTGTCTTTGGATCGCTCCAAATACACTACGAGCTACATCACCAAGAGTTCTAGTTCCGTTTATTGCACCTTCGATTGCATCAACAAGACCTGATTGAACTGTATTTGCAATTCCTTGATATAAATTATTTACACGTTCAAGTTCTTGCTGTAAACGTAAAGCATTTTCAAATTGTTTTCTTTCTTCTTTATTTATTTCTTTATCAAATTCAAGGGCTTTTCTATCAAATTCCCTAAGTTTTTCTTGAATCTCAGCTTCACGACCACCTAGAGTTATGGATTCATTTAAAAATCTATTTTTATTTTCTACAGATTTTGTTATTTCATCATATTGTTTAGCTCTAAGTTTATCTAAGTCTAAATTTTCTTCGTTAATTTCTAACTCTTGCATCCGAGCAACAATTAAATCATCTATCGCTTTCTTTTGGTTTCTATTTTTACCTTCTTTACTGGCTATTAAATCTTGAATTATTTGATCATCACTTGTTTTTGCTTGTCCTAATAACTGTGCTCTTTTAAAACCAGTGATGTTTCCACCAGACCCACCTGTTAAAAGTTTTGCAGCTTCAGCACTTACTTTTGTTATAAACTTAGAAATTGAATTTCCAAGATCCTGAGTTTGATCTGCAAAAGCTCGTAAGGCTTTAACACCATCTTCTCCAACCAATTCTTCCATTTTTTGCATACTTAAATTAAAAGCAGCTTGTTTACCTTCTGTTTTTTCTACTAGCTTTAAATACTCTAAAGTAGGAGTTCCTGCTAACCCAACGGCATTGCCAACAGCTTCAACATTAAACGAGAAAAAAGTAGCTGCTTTTCCTAATTCTTCTAATTTTTCTTTTGCAGTCGTAAGTTGTTGAAGAACAGCAGTAGCAACAAGACCTCCTGCAAATCCTCCCATTTTTCCACCAATCTTAGTTCCTGCAAAACCACCAGCAAAACCAGCAGCACCTCCAAGTATTCCTTGTCCAAATAACAATGGAAACGCACCAGAAATAGCTCCACTTGTTAATGCAGCCTGAAATCCTTTTGGATTTTGCATCGGAAACTGGTTATTACCCTGACCTTGATTAATTTTGTTTGCTAAATCATTATTATTTTTCTTTGCTTTTGTGTTTTCGATTATTGCAGTTGTCTCAAGGTCTATATTTTTAATCTGTTTTGCTGCTGCTGATGCTGCTGCTTTTTGTGCTTTTGTTCCAAGAGTTAAGCTATTAGCATATTCTTGTAATGCCTCTGCTGCTGCCATTTGTTGGTTAGCAGTTTTACCAAAAGCTCCTTTTGATTTATTTACAGTTTTGACAAGCTCTTCCATGTCTTGTCTATATTGTTTTATCGTTTTACGATCACCTTTTCCTCCCTTCCCTCCAGTATTTCGAGGGTTCATTATGTCTATCCCACGAATTTTATCTATACTTGCAGTTAATTCATTTACTTTTGTTTTTAACCTATCAAGACCAGACTGACCTTTTACTCTTAAATTTATATTTACACCGTAATCGGCCACAATAAAACCAAAACTTTATCTTAGTGTACCGCTTTTAGCGTTTTCTTGCTCGTGATTTATTCTTTATTTCTTCATAGGCTTTGTCTTCATATTCCTTTTTCAATTCATAATAAGCAAGCCAATTTATATATTCTTCTTGTGTTAATTTACTTGTTAATTCTTTTATAGTCATTTTTAACTCTGTAGCTAAAAAGAATATAAAAAACCAATCGTTTCTAGCTTTTTAAAGTTGCTTTCGCTTCCTCCACTTTATATTCAGAACCAGAATTTATCATCGCAAGTTGAATATCCTGCAAAGTAGTTGCATTTACTTCTCTTCGTAAAGATGCTTTGTGACCGTCTTGAAATAACCTTTTACCATCTTTATCTAATGCTTTTGTAATCATAAGATTCAAAGCAAAATCATCATTAGTTCCTGAGTCTCCAGATTTTGCAACAATAGACTCTCTTTCTGCAATAGTTAATGGATTCCAATAAATTTCTAAAACTGTGACATCTCCATCTTTTAATTCATACAAATATTTTTGTTGAACACCAAATTTGTTCTTGAGAAGTTCTATTGCTTCCATAAATTTATTAGATTGCTATTCTATTATACTAGGCGTTTGCT